GTTGCTATTGGTACTGAACCAACTGCAACAACAGCAAACTATGCTATCCCAAAAGATAGTGCAGCAACACTGGCTTTTAGCAATAGTTCTGCTTCGATTGTGGCCTTGGATAAAGGTTCTACCACTACATTAACTTTCCCTGAAGGTACTACTTGTCCATTTGTTGCAGGTGATTATGTTACTTTTACTAACAATATAAATTCAGACTTCAACTTTACTCACCAAAGAGTAAATAGTGTAACTGGTGATGGTTCAATGTATAACTATATTCCAACGAAAGTAGTTGTTGAAAAAGATACTTCTGCTGTTTCTGGAACATTAGATTGTTCTCTTGGTACATGTACTATAAGATCATCTTTTAAAGTTGCTGCTAGAACCGATTCTGGTACTGGTAACGTTTATATTCAACAGATTCAAATCACTGGGGAAGCCTAATGAAACTAATTAGAGAAGAAATAGAAAATGTAGAATTTATCGTTGAAAACCGCAACGGTAAGAAATCTCTTTTTATTGAAGGGGTATTTCTACAGGGGGATATAAAAAACCGTAATGGAAGAATGTATCCTATGGAAACTCTTCGCAGAGAAGTTCAAAGGTACAGTGAAAATCACGTTAATGCTGGTAGAGCATTGGGTGAACTGGGTCATCCAGAAGGTCCGACTGTTAACTTGGATCGTGTTTCCCATAAAATCGTTTCTCTTAAGGAGAATGGTTCTAACTTTATAGGTAAAGCTAAGATTTTACACACCCCTATGGGAAAAATTGCTGAGAATTTACTCAGTGAAGGTGTCAAATTAGGAGTCTCTTCTAGAGGAATGGGTTCTTTAAAAATGACAAGAGAGGGTGTTAACATAGTCGGTGAAGATTTCATGTTAGCAACTGCTGCTGATATCGTTGCTGATCCTTCTGCTCCTGATGCATTTGTCTCAGGAATTATGGAAGGTAAAGATTGGGTTTGGGATGGTGGTATTCTTCGTGAGAAGTATGCTGCAAAGACATACAAAACAATCAATACATTGGTTGATCAGAAAAAGTTAGACGAGAATAAACTCTCGTTATTTAACGATTTCTTATCAAATATATAATTTATCTAAATAAATACAGATCTTTAATACAGATAGAATCGGAGAGGATACCAAAATGTCTCGTGGAGATTTACAAGAAATGGAGCAATCCAAAACTGCTGTGAACGCAAACGCAAAACCTGCGGAACCTATGCCAAAGCTTACTACAGGTGGAATACCACCAAATGTAGAAGATTTAGGTGGTCCTACACCTGAGAACTATAGTCCTACAGACGACTCTGCCAAGTTAAAGACACCTGGTTCGACCCTTAAACAGGTCAAGGATGTAGTTAACAAAGGTGCAAAACCTGCTATGCCAATGCAAAAGGAAGAAGAAGAAATTTCTCAAGAGAATACAATTGAGGAAGAAGAAGTTTCTACCGAAGAAGTAGTGGCAGAACAAGAAGTAACTACAGAAGAAGAAGTTGATGTCGAAGAAGATGTCAATGCTCTTTTAGGTGGTGAAGAACTATCAGAAGAGTTCAAGGAAAAAGCAAAAACTATTTTTGAGGCTGCTCTTAAGTCTAAGATTGCTGAAGTTAAAGAAGCAATCGAGGCTGAGCACGAAGCTAAACTTGCCGAGCAAGTTGCTGAAGCCAAAGAGGAACTCGGACAAAGAGTTGACTCTTATCTAGAGTATGTGTCCGAAGAATGGATGACAGAAAACGAATTAGCTGTCGAACACGGACTCAAAACAGAATTGACCGAATCATTCCTTAGTGGAATGAAGGGTCTTTTTGAAGAACATTATGTACACATTCCTGACGATAAATATGATGTCCTTGAGACTATGGTAGATAAACTTGATGACATGGAAACCAAGCTCAATGAGCAAATTGAGAAAAACATCGGTTTAAATAAGAGACTTGCTGAGTCTGTTGCTGATGGTATTCTCGAATCTGTTTCTGACGGTCTAGCGACTACGCAGAAAGAGAAGCTCTCCTCACTTTCCGAAAGTGTAGAGTTTGAAAGTGAAGACCAATATCGTGAAAAACTGGAGATGCTAAAGGAATCTTATTTCCCTAATGGTATATCTTCAGCAAAAGCAAAAACAGAAAGTCTCTCTGAGGGAGTTGACTCTGCACCAGTAAGTCACTCTGGTTCAATGGCAAACTATCTTAAGACACTATCTGCAGTAGCAAAAAGTTGATTTTAACAATTACAAACTAAACACTTATTTTTAAAGCAATGTTCCAATCAGAATCATTGCAGGAAAAGTGGGCTCCTCTACTAGACTATGATGGAATCGAAAAGATTTCAGATCCTCATAGACGTAGTGTAACTGCTGTCCTGTTAGAAAACCAAGAAAGATTTTTAAGAGATGAAGCTGCCTTCTCAGAAGGTGGAATGACTCTTACAGAAACCCCAACAAACCACGCAAACGCTGCAGGCGCTTCAGGTGGATTTGGTGGTACTGCATCTGCACCACAGGCTGGTTTCGACCCTGTTCTAATCTCTTTGATTAGAAGATCAATGCCAAACTTGGTCGCATACGACCTTGCTGGTGTTCAACCAATGACAGGTCCTACTGGACTTATCTTTGCAATGCGCTCCAAGTACAAGCACATGGGTGCTGATGGAGTAGAAGCATTCTACAACGAAGCAGAGACACAGTTCTCTGGAGAAAACAGTGGTAACAGTCTAGAGAACGGCTTCTCAGAAGCTGGAGCTGGTATTGGTACTACTTCACAGTCTGGTACTAACCCTGCTGTTCTTAACCCAACATCATCTGCAACTAATACTGATTACAGTGTTGGTCAAGGTATGGTTACTGGTGATTCAGAGAACCTTGGTAACGGTGCTGGAAATCACTTCAACCAGATGGCATTCTCAATCGAGAAGGTCACCGTGACTGCAAAGTCTCGTGCGTTGAAAGCTGAGTACTCACTAGAGCTTGCTCAAGACCTTAAGGCAATCCACGGATTGAACGCAGAGGCAGAACTTGCTAATATCCTTTCTACTGAGATCCTTGCGGAAATCAACAGAGAAGTTATTAGAACTATCTACAAGACTGCTGAACAGGGTGCTGTTGAGAACGTAGCAACTGGTGGTGTATTTGACTTAGACATCGACAGTAATGGTCGTTGGTCAGTTGAGAAGTTTAAAGGTCTTCTGTTCCAGATCGAAAGAGATGCAAACAGAATCGCACAAAGAACTCGTCGCGGAAAGGGTAACGTCATCCTTTGCTCTGCTGACGTTGCTTCTGCATTAACAATGGCTGGTGTACTTGATTACACTCCTGCACTTAATGCTAACCTTAACGTTGATGATGCTGGTAATACATTTGCTGGTACTATTCAAGGTAAGTACAAGGTATACATCGATCCTTATTCTGCTAACCTAGCAGCTAACAACTCTGGACTTGCACAAGGTGCTAACCAGTACTACGTTGTTGGTTACAAAGGATCTTCTCCTTACGATGCTGGTCTGTTCTACTGCCCATACGTTCCTCTACAGATGGTTCGTGCAGTTGGTCAGGAAACCTTCCAACCAAAAATTGGCTTTAAGACTCGTTACGGTCTTGTTGCTAACCCATTTGCAGAAGGCACAACAGCTGGTCTTGGTGCTCTTAAAGTTAACTCTAACCGTTACTACAGAAGAGTTGCTATTAAGAACCTCATGTGATCTAAATATCTCGGTTCGAGATGGATCAAAAGACTCTCCTTCGGGAGGGTCTTTTTTATGGGCATAAATACTATGCCTAGTATAGAATAAAATGAATAATGTCAAACTTAACAGACAAACAAGCCGCAAAGAAACTTCTTAAATTAGCAAAAGCACATCCAGATTGGTATAGTAAGAAAGATGTCTTCTATGCTAAACAAGTCAAGAAGAGAATTAAAAAAGAAGAGCAGTCAACCGATAAATAATTAAAAAACTTATGAATGATTTTAGTGTATTCATATATTTTCTAATGTTTGCTGCAACTGCAGGAGCAACATTTGCATTTATGTGGAAAACTATGAGTTCCACACTACAAGAATTCGATAGTCCAAAGAAAAAAATATATAAAGTACCTGCACCTCATCCAGAAATGGAAGGTATAAAATATGGAGAAGAGTTATTAGTCTATAATCCAGAAGAGCAGTCAACCGATAAATAACTAAAAAAATATAATGGCAATTTCTAACGGACTAAAGAATCAAATACAGAACAAGAACTTTTTGAGTCCTGTTGGATTTAAATTTATTCTTAACAGAACTCCCAAGGTAGCATTCTTTTCTAACTCAGCAGTGATACCTGGTTTTTCTTTAGGTACTGCTGTGCAACCAACATACTTAAAAGATATAGATCTTCCAGGTGACAAGCTAACCTTTAATGATTTCTCATTACGATTTCTAGTAGATGAGGATTTAGAAAACTATAATGAGATACAGAAATGGATGCGTGGAATGGGTTTTCCAGAAAGTCTAGAAGAGATTTATAAGTTTCAAAAAAGTGATCCCAATATACCACAGGATAATAAAAGATTGAATCTATATTCTGATGGAACACTGAATGTTCTTACTAGTCAATCAGTTCCAAACTTTAAAGTAAAATTCAGTGATATGTTTCCAGTATCATTATCTGATCTAAACTTTGATGCTACTGATACAGATATAGACTACTTGACAGCAGAGGTCACATTTAAGTATACTATATACAACCTTACTGATTTGGGTGATAATCCTTTATGAATCTAAATCTTGAAGAAATTCAAGAGATGTGGGAAAAAGATGCAAAGATGGATAGAGATAATCTACATGAAGAATCATTGAACATCCCCTCTCTACATGCTAAGTATTTTGAACTTTATAATACAATCTTCTTACTAAGGAAGAAGGCAGAACAACAAAGAAAAAACATCCGTCATGAACGGTATGAGTATTTTAGTGGGAAAGCAGATCCAGAGGTATATCAAGATAATCCTTTTCCAAAGAAGATAAGAGATAAGGATACGATGCAGAAATATATGGATGCAGATGAAAAACTATCTACGTCAAGCTTGAAGATAGATTACTATGATACAATGTTAGTATACTTAGAAAGCATACTCAAGGTAATACAGAACAGAACATTCCAGATAAAGAATGCAATAGAGTTTATGCGTTTTAATTCGGGATTAGGATGATGAATCCATTACACAGAGGAAAATTAAGTGAAAAGTTTTTCGAGCATGAATACTATAAAGTTATTGATAATTTAGAATATCAACTTCTTCCACCACAAATTGATATTGGTTGGGATTTTCTTATAGCAAAAACTGGTAAGAGAATACAAGTTAAAAGATTTACTCCACAAGGAAAAAGATATAATCCTAATACTCTTGATTTAAGAAGAAAAAGAAATAAAGGAACTGGAAATTATACAGGAAAGGAATTTGATTATCTAGTTGTACATAACACTTCTAATGATGATCTTATAATTGCCAATATAAATCAACTAAAAAAAGAAGATGGAACAATGAGAACTAGTATTTCTATATGTCCTACACAAAAAGGAAAGGGATTGATCAATGAAGGGTTTGCCGTATTACAGGCTTGACATAACTTCATAAATACCAGTAGATGCATGGACTAAGTGATAGACACAACGGCCAATGTTGTAATATCAAAGGCCAACGAAGTATTTTTAAAAATTGATAC